GGCCTCGACGGTAAGGAAGAATTCGTCGAGATCAACCAGCGCCTCCCGGATGGAACGCTGCTCAACGATCTGTCCGCCGGCCGATTCGACATAGCCGTGGACGTTGGTCCGGCGTACACGACCCAGCGCCAGATGGCTGCTGACAACCTCATGAAGCTCGCGAGCGCGTCGGAGATCGTCCAGCAGATTGCATCCGACCTCATTGCGAAGAACCTGGACTTCGACGGTGCAGAGGAGCTGGAGCGGCGTTTGCGTATCCCGCTCATCCAGCAGGGCATCATCCCGCCGGATCAGCTCACGGACGACGAAAAGGCGATGCTGCCGCAGGGCCCGCCGCAGCCGAGCCCCACTGAGCAGGCATTACTGGGCAAGCTACAGGCGGACACAGCGAAGTCCGCTGCGCAGGCGCAGGAAGCGCAGGTCAAAGCCGCTCAGGCTGCCGCGGATCTTCAGATGCAGCCCGCGCAACTCCAGAAGCTGATCGCGGACACGATGGGCCAGCAGCTGAAGAATCTATTGCTGGCCGGCGAGGTTGGACAGGACCCGCGCACGGGCAAATATGCGCTCATGAAGTATCTGAAAGACGATCAGGGCGGATACAATGAGTTTGCGTTTCCGAGGCGTCGCACGCCTGTCACGATGGATATGCAATGAGCACAGACCCCGGAAAGATCGAAGTCGCCCGCGACCCAATCGCTGAGAAGCTGGACGAACTGGCCGACTTGGCGGAACTGTGGAAAGCAGGCCGCAAGAAGGGGCGCGATAGTGAGTCCATCCGCACGGCCATTGTGCATGCGGCCGGCGTGATTACGTTCCTGAGTAGTCAACAGACATGAAACAGCCCAAACCAGCCACAAAGCCCGCTCCCGCCATTCCCCCGCGCATGACCGACCGCGAACGCCGCGATGTGCAGCGGGAGCAGTTCAACAAGCGCTTCGAGGCGGAGAAGCGGAGCAGGCAGAAGTGATCCCCGTCGCCATAGCCGCCCGTCCCACGCTAGACGACGTGCTCCGCGAGCGTATCGGCCGGGACCAGACGATCACGGCGGAAAACAAACTGGCCGTATTCCTGAAGGCGCGGCAGTTGCTTCGGGAGCAGGGGTTGACACAGCTTTGACCACCATTGCATGGGACGGTAAGACCTTGGCCGGTGATACGGCAGGGATTTCCGCATGTCTTAAGCGACGAGTGCAAAAGATCTACCGCTTATCGAATGGTGATCTGTTCGGTGCTGCCGGCGAGCTCGATGACTTACTTCAGGCGAAAGAGTGGCTGGAGGATCAGAGCAAGAGTAAACCAGCTTTGAAGGACTTTTCCGGACTGCTTATTACGCCGGCCGGGCCTTTCAAGCTGGAATGCGCTTTGATCGCAACACCTATCCTAGAGCATTTCCACGCTATAGGTTCTGGGCGAGACTTCGCCATTGCGGCCATGCATCTTGGAAAGTCGGCGCGCGAGGCAGTGGAGATCGCTCTGATATTCGATGCCAACAGCATCGGGCCGGTTGAGACACTCGAACTATCCACCGAGGTGGTCAGGCTCATCGCCTGAGAGTCGAATTCAACCTAACGGCTTTTACAAGGCCCTGACGGCGAAAGCTCTCAGGGCCTTTCTCATTCCGCTAGCACTGGCGTTCAGTGCGAAACCTGAGTTACATTAATGCCTGATCCTATCGCATCGCCCCAAGCGCAAGAGGGCGCAGCCTCACCGGCTGCTGGAGTCTCCCCGACTCCGGAAGAGGTGACTTCGGGCGCTCCTCCGCAAGAGAGCACATCCGCCGAGGCTCCAAACGGCGAAAGGCCCAACCGGGCTCAGGAGCGTATCGAGGAGTTGGCAGCACAGAACAAAGCCCTACGAGAGTATGGCGAGTTCTTCCGTCAGCGATTCGAGGAACAACAGCGACAGCCAGCCCCAACGGCGGCAGCTCCACCGGTTCAGGAGCAATCCGAACCGGAGCCCGATCCGGAGGCTTACGACGATCCCAAAGCGTTCAACAAGGCACTTGCCGCGTGGTCGCGAAAGGAAAACGAGAAAGCCGTCCAGCGAGCTATCGAGCAGGCCCGTACCGAAGGCAAGGTTGCCGCTGAAAAGGCGTTTGCCGAGCAGCAGCAAAAGCAGCGTGCCAAAGCGTTAGACGACCAGTTTGCGGTTCGTCATCAGGAGTTCGCGCAGAAGACGCCGGACTATCTGGTCACGATCAGCAACCCGGCACTGACGTTTATGCACGGTGAATTCCTGGAAGCCATCAAGGATTCCGAGAAGGGCCCGGAGATCGCCTATCACATCGCCAAGAACCCGCAACTCGTTGCGCGGCTCGCGGCGAAGGATGTTTCTCAGCGCTTGCGAGAATTCGGCCGCATCGAGGCTGAACTGTCACGTCCCGCTCCTCCCCCGAAAGTCACCACTGCGCCGCCCCCTCCGGCGCCAATCGGTGGCGGGTCTGCGGGCGGAGAGATTGATCCGTCCAAGATGCCGATCAACGATTGGATGGCCTGGAGAACGAAGCAACTGCGCGAAAAGCGTCAGGGCCGCTAAAGGCGGTGCAGCTCGATAGGAGCTGTACATGACTCAGACAATTCTCACCTCTGATGTGATCCTGCGCGAAGCGCTCAGGATTCTGCATCAGAAGGCCACGTTCCTTGGAAGCGTGGACAAGCAGTACGACGATTCCTTCAAGGAAGGCGGTGCCCGCGCCCGTGAGGGATCGCGAAACGGTAGCTCGTTGCGCATTCGCCTGCCGAACAAGTACGTCATCCGTACCGGTCGGACGATGAGTGCGCAGGATACGCAGGAGCAGTCGGTCACGTTGGAAGTGACCAATCAGGCGGGCGTGGACATGAACTTCACGTCCAAGGAACTGACCCTCGATCTGGAGGACTTCTCCAAGCGCATCATCGAGCCGGCAATGGCGACCGTAGCGTCCTACATGGAGGCCACGTGTCTGACCGGACTGACGAAGCAGGTTTACAACCTGGTGGATCAGGACGGTACGGCGGTGGATCTGTTGGCCTTTGGCTTGGGCCGTCAGAAGCTGCAGGACAATCTCGCGCCCGACGATGGTCAGCGTTCGGCACTGCTCAGCACGACTCACGAGGTGAAGCTGGTGAATGCCCTCAAGGGCCTGTTCCATCAGTCCACCGCGATCGAGCAGCAGTACCGCGAGGGCATGATGGGCCGTACGCAGGGTTTCGACTTCATGTCGAGCACCCATGTGACGGATCACACCACGGGCACCGCGGCACAGGGCGACACGTTGTACAACGTGAACGGGGCGACCGAAGACGGCGCAACGATCACGGTGGACACCGGAACGACCACGTTCCTCGCGGGCGATGTCATCACGTTCGCCGGCTGTTTCCGTGTTCATCCGGAGACGAAGGTCAGCACGGGCGTGTTGCAGCAGTTCGTTGTGACGGCGAACTCGGGCGCGAACGCCACGAGCCTGTCCATCAGCCCGCCGATTGTCGTCTCCGGGGCGCTTCAGAACGTATCCGGCTATCCGACCAACGCCGGGGCGGTCTCGAAGCTTGCCGCGGGCAACGCGGGGCTTATCAACAGCTCTCTCGTGTACCACAAGAGCGCGTTCACCGTGGCAACGGCGGATCTGATCCTGCCGGACGGTGTGGACTTTGCGGCCCGGGAGGTCTTCGACGGCGTCAGCATGCGCATTGTGCGCGCGTTTGACATCAACAACGACCAGATGCCCTGCCGTATCGACGTGCTGTTTGGCTACGTCGCCCAGTACCCGCAACTGGCCTCTCGCATCCACGCAGACGGCTGATCGCCATAGGCATCCGTGCTCGCGGCGGATGCCTTCACCATTTCGGAGGACAATACGATGGCAGCACAACAGATCGGCGACGGGCATGCGGACGGCGTGCAGTTCGCCAACACGAAGATCGGCTTCTTCGGAGCCACTCCGGCCGCGCAACAGGCAACGATTGCCGACGCGACCAACACCACCACCACAACTTCGACCACAACGGCGTTGACCACGGACCTCGATTCACTGAGGACCAAGTTCAACTCGTTGCTGGCGAAGCTGGAAACTCTGGGCCTGCTCGCAAGTTCGTGAGCTTCGTCCAGTTGGTAAAGTCGCCACGGCCGGGAAAAGGGTATTTCCTGGCCGTGCCGGCCTACGAAGGTATTACAGCGCCTTTCGTCACGTCCCTGCATTCCTCTCTGGTCAATCTGCCGCATCGGCTGGACCTGGAAGTCTTCAGCGGCAATTGTCACATTGACGATTCGCGCAACCGGCTGGTGCGGGACTTCCTTGAGAGCGACTGTGACGAACTGATATTCATCGACGGGGATGTGACGTGGCTCGACTGCGACCTCAAGAAGCTGATCGAGCACGACCGGGACATCGTCGCGGGTATCTATCCGCTGAAGAACGATGACGAGGATTACCCTGTCGCACCGCTTCCCGGTGAGCGCTGGGCGGAATCGGACGGCTGTGTCGAAGTGGCAGGAGTTCCCACGGGATTCCTCAAGATTCGTCGCAGGGTGTTCGAGAAGCTCTACGACACCGTGCCACAGCATCGAAGTCGTGAAGACGGTTACGGACGCATGCTGATTCCGGTGCTCTTCGAGCGCACGCTCAAGGGCTTGTCTCGCCGTGGCGGCGATTACGAGTTTTGTCGAAAGGCTCGTGAGGCGGGATTCAGAGTCTACGTAGACCCGAGCATGCAGCTCGGCCACATGGGCCAGAAACTCTGGCAAGGATGTCTCGGTCACTTCTGGCGTAAGGATGTAGCCATTCCAGATGGCATTCGGGCAATCCGAGAAAACCGAGCGGACGCCGCAACGTTCCTGGAGATGTACAACGTCTGGCATAACAACTGGGCGCTGTCACCGGAAGGGCTGTACGCGACCAGTTTGCTTGCTAGGCAGTCCAAAGGCCCGATCCTCGAATGCGGCTCTGGCCTGTCAACGCTTTGTCTTGCAGCGTCCACTGACCAGCCGGTGTATGCATTGGAGTCTTCACCGACATGGGCATCCCGTATAGACCGGCTCGCGCGGGATAACGGGCTTACAAATGTCCGCGTGCATCTCACCGAAGTGAAGGACCATGGCGGATTCGAGTGGTACGCGGATGCACCGCGGGAGAACTACGGGCTCGTTCTGTGCGATGGCCCGCCACGAAAAACTGGACGCAACGGATTGTTCCGCCTCATGACGAATGAGATATCACGCGCTCCCATCATCGTGGATGACATCGCGCACGTGGACACACGGGATGCGGTGGACGAGTACTGCGCAAGCGCTGGACGCAGGCTCTCAGTGTTTGAGGCGATGCGCCCATTCGGCGTGGTGCAATGAAAGTTCGTGTCTGCACGCCGTGCCTGACCGGGTCGACATCGGTCGCATTCACGCGCTCGATGATCGAGACGGCAGTAGCGTTGACGCTGGCGGGCATCAGCTTTCAATGGTCCGCGCTTTCGTTCGCGAACTTCATTCAGTGTGCGCGCAATGAGTTGGCCGGCGAGTTTCTCGACTCAGACTGCACTGACCTCGTGTTCATCGATGATGACATGGGGTGGGAGACGGGCGGATTCCTGCAAATGTTGATGCGGGATGTCGATGTAATCGGAGCGATCTGTCCGCGTCGCAAGTATCCGCGTGAGTGGAATGCGCGCGTGATCGGCAAGGAAGGCGAGTTACTTGAGTGTTCGTACATCGGCACCGCGCTGCTTCGCATCCGCCGGAATGTACTTGAGAGCATGCCCCGAGCTTTTGATGCGGGGTACGAAGGCCCGCGATTCATGGGCGAGGACGCATGGTTCTGCCGCGAATACCGCAAGTCCGGTGGTCGCATCTGGGCAGAACCCAACATCACCATTACTCACTCCGGGCCGCACGAATGGCGCGGTAACTACTCGGAGGAGGCTGCCACTCGATGAGTGATTGGCGGCACGGACATAACACTCGGACCAAGCGCTCCCCGACCTATCAAAGTTGGAGCGCGATGAAGCTGCGTTGCCTTAATCCGAACTACAAAAAGTTCTATCTGTATGGCGGGCGTGGAATCAAGGTATGTGATCGATGGGTCGAGTCGTTCGAGAATTTTCTTGCGGACATGGGGCAGAGACCAGAGGGCAAAACACTTGATCGCTACCCAAACAAGGATGGCAACTATGAGCCCGGAAACTGCCGGTGGGCGACTCAAGAGGAGCAGCATAGCAACCGAAACAAGTACGTGCGCGGCCGTGTCGCTAAAACACACTGCCCGGCTGGGCACGAGTACGCCGGTGAAAATCTTTACTTCAACCCGAGGACGCGAAGGCGATTCTGCAAGACATGCAAGAGCGCATCGCAAACTCGGATTCGCAATGATCGAAGAATTGCACATGCCTTCGAGGAACGGCTTTAACTTCTAGGAGATCTTTATGCCACGAGAAGAAAGTTTCGGCTGCGCCACGTCACACGTCAAAGCAGACGTTTTGCAGCATCGCACAGGCGGAACGGCCGGGTTCTTCGGCACCACGCCGACGACTCAGCCCGCGACCATTGCGGATGCCACGAATACGACGACCACGACATCCACGACCACCGCGCTCACGACGGATCTGGACTCGTTGCGCACGAAGTTCAACACACTTCTCGCGTCGCTGGAATCGCTGGGGATTCTCGCTAGCTCGTAATGGCCACTCCCACCTCGCAAGCCGCGTCGCAGGTCATCAAGGACGCGCTTGTTGCCCTCAATGTCATCCGCGAGACACAGACCCCGACCGCGGATCAGCAGTCGGTGTGTATTCGTCGCTTGAACCAGATGATGGCGCTGTGGGAAGCGGATGGGCGGAACCTCGGATACATCCCGATCGGCACGGTTACGGACACGATGACCGTGCCGGATGGCGCGCTCACGGGCATCTATTCGAGCCTGGCCATTCTGATTGCACCGTCATTCGGCGCGAGCGTGCCGCAGGAGCTCGTAGCGGTGAACGAGAAGGGGGTGGCCGTCATCGACAAGATCACCGCGAAAGAGGTGACGATGCAGCTGGATGTTCCTGAGCCCGCAGATCGGGGTGAGCGGTTCAATGTGAGCACCGGGTGATATGGGATCTCTACCGCTTCCGGTCCACTCGTATCAACTGAGATCGAGGCCGGCGAGTCCTGCAAGGTTAGTCAACTGCTACGCGACCCCGCTTCCCCCGGGAGCGAAGGCGCGCTACGCGCTGACCAGAGCGCCAGGGATTGCGACATGGACGACGGTAGGCAACGGCCCGATCTCTGCCCTGTATGCGGCGCTGGGCTATCTCTGGGTCGTCAGCGGCACGAAGCTGTACAAGGTGGACAGCGCTATGACGGCCACCGAGCTGGGCGACATCGGAGCGCCGGGCCGGATCGACATCGACAACAACATCACCACCATTGTCGTGGTCAACGCGCCCGATGCGTTCTACTACGACACGAGCACGAGCACGTTCGGCCAGATCACCGATGTGGACTTCACCTCTCGTGGTGCGACGGATGTGGAGTTTCTGGACAACCTCCTGTTGTTCGTGGAGCCGGATTCCGGGCGCATTTTTGGTGCCGATGTTGGAACCGCCACCTCATTCAATGCGCTGAATTTCCTGACCGCAGAAGGCTCGCCGGACAATCTGGTGGGTATCAAAGCGGACCATCGGCAACTTCTCGCGTTTGGTGAGAAATCGACGGAGATAATGGAGATCGGCGGCGGCGCGGGATTCCCGTTGATCCGTGCGGCAAACGGATTCATCGAAAAGGGATGTTTCAACGGCCAGACCGCAGTCAAGATTGATCAATCTGTGATGTGGGTGGCGCCTGACTACACCGTGCGCCGACTCGAAGGCAACACCCCGGTTGAGGTGAGCCAGGAAGGCATCACCCAGGCGCTCGGCCAGGTCACGATGGCCAGCGGGAAGGCGTTTTCGTACGCGCAGGAAGGCCATGAATTCTATGTCCTGCAGTTTCCTGAAGGCACGTTCGTTTACGACGCGAAGACCAAGGAGTGGCACGAGCGGCAGACGCACGGGTATGACTACTGGCTGCCATGGAGCCATGCGCAGTTCGCCGGCTTAGAGCTCGTCGGTGATGTCTCCAGCAACAAGATCGGTTATCTCTCACCGACCACTTATGCCGACTGGAGCGGCATCCAGCGCATGGAGTGGACGTATCAGCCCGTGTTTGCGGCGGGCAATAGAGCCTTCCACGATCGACTGGAAGTCATCATGGAAACCGGCGTTGGCCTTACAACAGGCCAGGGCTCAGATCCCGAGATCATGATGGAGGCGTCGGACGACGGTGGCCGTACGTTCGAGTCACTGCCGAACAACAAGATCGGCAGGATCGGCGAGTACCAGCAGAGCGTTGTGTGGAACCAGCTGGGATCGTCCTACGATCGCGTATACCGCGGAGCGATCAGCGATCCGGTCAAGGTCACACTGATCGACACCCAGCTTGAAGCGCGCGGCGCGAAGCCCTTTGGCAAGGCGGCCTGATGGCGCGCGTTAACCGCACATTCTCAACGGAGCCGACGGATGTCCGTGAGTGGACACGGTATCTCTCGGGGCTTTTCTTTACAGGCTCGTTTGCGACCGAGCTGGGCGGGTGCGACACGATTCCCAGCGGAACGGCGCGATACACGGTAAGTGCGGGGATTGTCTGTCTGTCCCTTCCGACTCTTACGGCCACATCCAACGATGTGTTTGCGCTACTGACCGGACTTCCCAGCGAGATTACTCCTGATCGCGATCAGACATGCGTGGCGCGCATCGTGGACAACGGCGTGACTGCGATGGGCCTGGTACTCGTCGGGACTGATACGGGGCTGACGTTGTACCCGGACCTTGATAACGGGTTCTTTACGGGCTCCGGTACCAAAGGGATCAAGGGCTCGAAGATCGTGTATCCGCTCGACTGATGCTTAAGCGCACGTTCACAGCCGAAAAGCTCAATCAGGTACTGAATCATCCTGATGTGTTCCCGTGGGTTGCGATGCTCGGTATGGAGCGGCTGGACTTGAGTGATATAGCGGAAGACCCACAGAACGTCGTTCTGATGAACGAGCACGGCGGATTCATCTTCGTCCCGCGTGGCGATGGATACGAGGTGCACTCCCAGTTTCTGCCTGAGGGCCGCGGTGAATCGTTGAAAGCCGCGAAAGAGGCGGCGGACTACATCTTCTCGAAGACTGACGCGCAGGAGATCACAACATTTGTGCCACAAGGAAACGACGGCGCGACTCGACTAGTGCTCGCGATGAGATTCGAGCATCGAGGCCGCGAGGGGACCTGGACATATCCGAATGGGCAGACCGTTCCGGTGGATAGTTACGTTTTGACACGGGAGAGATTCGTATGCCAGCCGCAGCACTAGCCGGCATTGCCATTGTTGGCGGCGCGTACGGCGCACGGCAAGCCAAGAAGGGTGCTGCCGCACAGGCCGCCTCGTACGATGCTGCAACAGCGGAGCAGGCTCGTCAGTTCGACGTCCTGCAGGATAAGCAGCGACCGTACGAGCAGGTTGGTGCAGGAGCGCTCAATCAGTTGGCGGCGCTCTATGGACTACCGCAGTACAGCGCCGACATGGCGGCTAAACCGCTCACGTTTGATGAATGGGTAGAGCAGAACGGCGGCCCGCCGCTCGGCGTTGGTGGCAGCCCACTAAACCGAGCGATGGGCAATGCGCTTCAGAACTCAAGACTGCAACAGCAGTATCAACAGTACGTCGATGGGTGGAAGCCGCCCGAAATGACTGGTCAACCCGGTCAACCCGGCATGGATTTCTCAAGCTTCTTCGCATCTCCCGACTATCAATTTGCCCTGAAGCAAGGCGAGCAAACTGTCCAGAATTCTGCAGCCGCGCAAGGCGGTCTGTACTCGGGCAATGCCCTGAGAGCGCTCACGGAGTTCGGGCAGGGCTCAGCGAGCCAGTATTTGAACAACTACGGGAACCGCCTCGCGGGCATCGCGGGAGTCGGCCAGACCGCGGCGAACGTTGTCGGACAGGGCGCGATGCAGACCGGGGCAAACATGGGAAACCTGATGGTCGGCGCTGGGAATACCCGCGCATCGGGAATCATCAATCAGGGCAACGCCGTGACGGGGCTTGGTAACCAGCTCGCGATGCTCTACGGCATGGGCGCGTTTGGTGGTGGCGCTCCATTCGGAGGAGGCGGATCAAACTCTATGGCCTATAACTGGGGCGGCCCACGATTCGGAGGGTTTGCATAAGTGGCGACTGACACAGAGCAGTGGGCGCCAGTACCAAGCTGGGAAGGCTTGTACGAAGTCAGTACTCATGGTCGTGTGAGGCGTCTCCGGAGAACTGATGCGCAGGGCCGCACATGGAAAGAGCGCATCGTAAAACTGAGGGTGTTGGGAAAACAGATCCCATACCGCGTGGTCTTATTGAATCGTGACGCACGCGTAGAGTACCGACTCGTTCATCGACTCGTCCTTGCTGCATTCGTGGGGCCATGTCCAGCGGGGATGGAAGGCTGCCACTATCCGGATCGTAATCCAGCAAACAATTGCTTGAGTAATCTGCGATGGGATACACGTTCGTCAAACCAGCGAGATAGAGCAGCGCATGGGACAAGTAATCAAGGTGAGCGCCAATGGACGGCGCGCCTGACAAGCACGGATATTCGAGCGATGTTCGAGATGCGACGTGCAGGAGCACGGCAGCGACAGATTGCCGAGAGATTCGGCGTTGATAGCTCGCATGTCAGCAAGACGCTCAACGGAAAACGATGGGCTCATCTTGGTTTTGAAGGGCTTAGCCCATGAACGAACTCCCCAACATTCTCCAGTTCAACCCTGTAGGTGCCTATATGCAGGGCCAGCAGTTCCAACAGGGCCAGCAGAGCGCAGCCCAAGAGAACCAACTGCGCGCTATGCAACTCCAGCAAGCCCAGCAAGGCATGCAGCGCGATCAGCAGTTCCGCAACGAGCTCGCAACGTATCTTCAGGGCGGCTCTGGCAATCTCGCGGCGCTCTATGCGGCAGATCCTGAGCGGGCCATGCAGGTCCGGCAATTTCAGGTTCAGCAGAACCAGCTTGCGCGACAGAAGCGGGTCGAAGATGCCAAGCGCAATTACGCGACCGCTCAATACGTTCTGCAGTCCAAATCCCCCAAGGCACTTGCAGAATCACAGTTGCCGCAACTGATCCAGCAGTTGAAGGAATCCGGAGTCGATTGGGATTCCATGACTGACGATGACGTACGCGGACTTGCGGAGCAGGTTGCGGCGCGGTCGGGGTCGCAGGCGGGGATACTGCCGGAGCGGGTCGATGCAGACACTACTGCCCGCATCGAGGCGGAAAGCAAATCACGCGAAGACCAGCAAGCATTTGAGGCCGACCAGACTCGTCAGAAACAGAAGTTCGAGGCGGACCAAGCCCGTCTCAAGCGGGAAGGGGAAGCGAGCAAGCCGGAGAAGGCGTTCGAGAACGCCACGACTTTGCGCAAGGAATACGACAGTCAATCGAAGGACTTCCAGACCGCAACGCAGGGGTATCAGTCTGTTCTGTCTGCATCGCGCGATCCGTCAGCGGCCGGTGATCTGGCGCTGATTTTCTCGTACATGAAGACACTCGACCCGGGGTCGACCGTGCGCGAGGGCGAGTTTGCCAATGCACAGAACGCCGGCGGCATCCCTGCTCGCGTGACCGCTCAGTACAACAAAATACTTAAGGGTGAGCGGCTGGCGCCCGAGCAGCGCTCGGATTTCGTCAAGAAGGCCGGGCAACTGTACGAGGGTCAGAAAGGACTGGATGACAAGCGCCGCGAGCGTTACCGAAAGATCGCAGAGAGTAATGGGCTGAACGCCTCGGATGTGCTCGGTGATCAGGTGAGGGTGGACATTCCACCGGCCGCGCTGAATGTTGGCCAGAGTACGCAGTTGAGTGGTTTCACCATTAAGCGCAAGAAGTAATGGCCACCTACGAAATCACCGCTCCCGATGGGAGCGTGTACGAAATTGATGGCCCGGAGGGCTCCGATCCATCGGCGATTGTCGAGCAGATCCTGGGCGCCCAGGCGGCCGCTCAGCCAGCCGGTGAATCGTCATCGTTTATCGATCACGCGGCTCGTCAGGCAGGTATCGGTACTCGCGCGGTGGTCGAAGGACTTGGCCAGTTGGCCGCGCTTCCATCAGATGCACTGTTCGGTCTGGTGAACTTCATTCAGGCTCAGCGTGGTGAGCCTATGCCGTTCAAACTCGCGTCCGAGTCAATCAGTGAAGGGCTGACGTCCGCTGGACTGCCGGTGCCTGAGACCGGTAGCGAGAAGTTCGCCAG